CCGGGGTCTAAAGCGTGGTGGACGTAGCCGCCTTCGTGAGCAAGAACAAGTTCTAGCGACTTCTCAAAGTTCTCTTTCATCTGTTGCCTTCTACGTTCTTCACCTTCTCAACAGTTCTTAACCCGCCAAGACCAAGCATACCGAACAGCACCGGAAGCATTTCAGATAGCTCCAGTTTTGGCGCTAGTTTTAATTGACTAACCATCTCAGATGTGCCGAAGGTGAATACGAGAAACTGAGCAAACGGTAACAATACATAAGAGTAAGCAAACGCCGCAGCGCAAGTCCAGCCAACTGCCGGTCGCCAGCCGCTTACAAATATGTTAGCGTGTTTGGCTTCTTCAACATTGGTTTGAATCTGAAGTTTAGCTAGGTCAGTCTCTGCTGCAAGCTGTGCAAGGTCGCCGTTCTGCTGCATCTTCAACAGTTCCAACTGAGCAGCGGCCTTCTTTTCAGGGTCAGGGAAGAACCGTTCTATCAACGACTGAGCGGCAGAAAACAGACCTGAAATCAGTAAGGGGTTCAAAAGTTACCGCCTACGGGGTTCAACACACCTACCGGCGCATCAGTAACAATCTTCGCACCGGGCTTAATATGCCCATTAGTAGCTGGACTCTCGTTTATCGGGCCGTAGCAGGATGCAAGCTGAACTCCGTTTACTGGCTTGGCTTGTTTGTCGCAAAGGAATGACCACTGGTTCGACATGCCGGAATCTTTGCCGAGGATGAAGGTTCGCTCCACCAACGGCGCAACTGTCCAACTCGGCGCTTGTGGCGCTTCGCTCACAGTGGAAAACAGGCTCCATACTTTACCGGCAGGAGCATCGCAGGAGTTGTTCATCAACGCGCCGTTGGCTACGCTGCGCCCCGTCAGCACCGGACAGACTGCCATACCCTCTTGAAACACCTTACCTTTAACCGTTATTGCCCTGCCTGTGGGCGTGGAGCCACTAGCAGCACACAGCGCGTATTCACCGTTGCACATCATCAGGTTGGGGGCTGACGGTTTTTCCCACTGACCAAACCCAAGATACAGCACGACGACAGCAGACACAGCAATACTCGGCAACATCACGAGCAATAGAAGTCTTTTCATTTGTCAGCCTTGTTTTCAAGTTTCTCAAATATCTTCTCCAGCATTGCTTTGATTTCTTTAATGTCCTCGCGGTAATCATCTTTCGCAACATACTCTTTTGGCAAGTCCTCGCGCAGCGCGGCAAGGTCGGCTCGCAGTTCTTTAACAGCGCCCCACAGTTCTCGCGCAAACCAGCCGAGGATTGCAAATCCGCCGCCGATAAGTCCGTTTATGAGATGTTGGTTTTCCATTCTTGTTCCTTAAGTCTTCATTATGTAGCAAAGAGCGTAATACGGCGGGAGGTTTGCATTGGTCGGACTTACGCCCTCTGTGCTGTTGGATGTAGCAACGGTGATGCCTGTGACTGCTGATCCCGTGTTAGGTGATATATCAGCCATGCCGGAGCCACCATTAAATTGCAAGCCTCCAGTTCCACCGCATACTCTACCCATAGTATGGTCATGCCCCGGATCGGAGACAGTAGAAGTTGCGGTGTGTGTATGACTTGGCAAAGAAGCATTTGCACTGCCGCCTGTAGCATTCACAGCATACGTAGAACCCGCACCTACAACAAACCTATCCCGCAAATCAGGGGTGCTAGATGCTCCATTACATAACAGCCACCCACTAGGAATAGAAGCCGCACTTCCTGACCAAATTATAATCATGCCTGTTACAAATGCAGATTGCATGGTCGGTAAAGCTGCCGCTCCATTACTGGTCAGCACTTGTCCAGTAGTCCCTACAGATGCTATGGCTTGAATTGGGCTAGTAGAAGTAGTCCCGCCGCACAGCACAGCATAGGCAGTAGCAGAGGTAACCCCTGATCCACCTGAAGCTACCGGAAGAGCCGCACCAAGGGTCAGCGAAGCAAGATAGTTCTCGGCAACAGTGATATCTACGGAGTTGCACATTAGAACTGTTTTAGCAGCAGAAGGAACAGAAACACCTGATCCGCCAGTTTTAACAGTTATAGCTCCATTTGTGTTGTTGTAGATGAAGTAGAGCTTTGTGTTGGTAGGCACAATTACATTTGTGCTGGCACCACCTGTGCCGGTCAACTCCAGAAACATATTCCTCGCTACACCAGACGCACCATTAGGGATAGTAATGGTAGAGTTTGACCCAGTCGTGCAAGGAACAGTTGTATATCCAGAGATCGCCTGATCTATCAGGGTTCCCAGATTGGTATTGGTCGTGGTTCCCCACGTTCCCGCTTGGTCGCCGGAAGCAATTAGTTCAATTCCAAGATTACTGTATGTTGAGGGCATGTTAGAGTCCTAATGCTTAAGTTTTATTTAGCTTCCAGTGCGGCTATGCGGGTTGCTTGTGCGTCGATGATGGCTTTGAGTTCTTGTATTGCAGCCGTGAGCGTAGCCACAAGAAAGCTGGTGTCGATACCCTGATAAGACGGAACTGTGCGCGTAGCTTTAACAGCCTGTATCGCAGGGGTTGTTTCTACACCCTCTGCATCCACTACCGCAGGAACGGCTGGAGTTACTTCGTATTCTTCTTCCCTAGTCGCGTCTTTCTCACCAGTGACACATCCAGCCACAACCTCTTGCAGTTCATGCGCGATGAAACCTTGTCCGTCTGAGCCGTCTACTTTCCATTTATACGTGACAGGTTTAAGGGCTGCAACTTTAGCCAATGCGCCGACCATTGGAGTGATGGTGGTTTTCAGGCGATAGTCAGACGATGTGTTGTATGAAGTTGCTGACGCATTTGTTTGGATGTTACCGACTGCGCCATTACCGTTTATAAAAGTCCAGTGACTATATGCAGCGGTAGACGAACCAGAGCTAGACGTTGTGGCCCCTGACCCTAATTCCAGTCTCCTACCTTCAACAGACGCGCTTGGGACTGCGGTGCACCCAATAAACACAGCGCCGCTGGAGTCGATACGCACCGCTTCGGTTGCACTGGTATAAAAAGCAAGCGGGTTGTACGCATTGTTGTCGTTGTTGATACCAGTAAAAGTCGCTACCCCTGATGCAACCTGAACCCTCACACCAGCTTGAGCAGTTGTTCCGCCTGATAGTTGAATGCCACCACCAACAGAAACAAGTCTACTTCCGGGCGCGTTGCTTGTCGTACCAATAAGAACATTACCGCTGGAGGTAGCAAAAGTAGCTCCTGTCGTGTTACTCAGCGTCCCCGTAACCGCTGCGCCCGAAGTCGTCAGAGCCACTACCGTAGTGGTTCCCGCAAGCAGGTTCAGGTTTCCCGATGCGTCTGCGGTAGTGACAACGCCACCACCACTGGTTGTAACTGCTGCTATTGTTGAGGCCATGTTATTCCTTTGGGTACTTGTCTTTCACTGTTTTGCAAGCAACAATATACGCGTCAATCTGCGCTTGGTCGCCTTTTACAATCCCGTCAACATAATCAGCCATTGGCGGGTATTCAATCGACCGTAATTGCGCGTAAGTTAAATCAACATTTTGGATGCTTTTAAGTGCGGCAATCATAAGCATGGGGTCATTTGGCATAATATTCTCTATGTTTTAATGATTTTAAGCACAACAGCGGAAGATTGGATAATTGGGATTGCCGATGCAGGGCTATTGGCATAAAAAAGAGTATACGGACTTGAGCTTCCTATCAAAGTACCCGTGTCTGCAAAACCTGTGCCTCCGCCGATAGCAGCAGTGTATTGCGGAAGCTGTGAGCCGGTAAGCGTAAACCCTTCCACGCCGCCAGTGCTGCCCACAGAATTTGCTAAAGTAGCTGTTCCAGTCCCCCCAGAACCTACAGGAACACGCCTACGGAAATCTGGAACATTGAACGTAGTAGTTCCGTCACCAACGCCCCACGTAGTGCTTATTGCAGTAAATAACGTGGCGTAAGTAGTTCGACTAACCGCAGCCCCATCACAGCCTAAATACCCAGTTGGCGCGGACGTACCACCATAATCAAGAATAGTCCCAGACGGGACACCTGAAGTTGTTAAAGTTCCGGTCACTGTTGGCAGTGTGAGCGTTCCAATATTTGTAATTGTCGCTATAACCGGCGCAGTCAGCGTCTTGTTCGTCAGCGTTTGAGTATCCGTCGTTCCAACTACCGCACCGGCAGGGTTGCCTACACCTCCAGCGGGGAATGTGACGCCAGCAGTGCCGTCTACTATGGTTGTCATGCTAGATTCCTAGTGCTTG